TGGTGCTGGTAGTCAAGGTACTGTTAATGGAGTAACATCACCACCACCACCAGGCACAGATACTACCACCCCAATAAGTCAATTGCGAGTTGCCTATGCTGCAAAACTTGGTTATACTATAGATCCACCAGATGGTGTAGGTGATAATGTAGTATACAAAAATAGTGCCGGTAATACGTTAATTATACCTGATGCAGCAGTACAAGCAGTACCATAAAAATAAAAAAATATGAGCGCTAACAGTGAGTATCTATATACAAAAGGAAATGAATTTAGCTTGAATGGCCAAAACTATATTGGAGAATATCATTATGAAAACATGATACCAACAACTGGACCACGATTAGGTAGTGGAGCTATACTGCGTAAAATATACACAAACACAAACAATTACGCATATGATACTGTAATTGATTTTAACAACTTAGTATATAGCTTCGTATCACCAAAACCATACACACCAACAATAAACGATCAAACATACAGTACTGGGTTTACTATGCGTTACTTTGTTGAAAAGATTAATAACACAGAAAGTTATCCTATAGAAATAGATAAAGAGCAGTATAAGCAGTATGGTAAACTTGGTGGTATTGATAATGGATTATATAAGATTGCTATTGTTAATTGGAAGCTAACAGGAGTACTTGCTGCTATAAGATTGCACAACGAAAGAGAAATATATAAAGCATCAGGTATAGTATCAAAAATCTATTACGCTATACGTAACTACACAGAATACACACGAATAAACTAAACTAGTTATAAATTTTGTTACTAATTTAAAAATATGTATATTGTTCTACATGATTGTAGATACTATACAACAAATACAAAACCTAAAGAATAAGTCCGTATTCCTATATCCAATAAAAAAGGATGATAGACTGCATAGGTGCAATAATCCCATTATAGGATTTGTTGTAATTAATACCGAATCAAAAGAAGCATACACAATAAGTAACGGACACTGTGACGGAATACTAAACACATCTGATTTAGATTTTTTAAAAGATTGCAAAGTATATTGCTATGATGTAGTATCATTCAAGTACTGTGGATACAATACAGACAGCTACATAGATGCTCAAATGCAATACTATCTGTTCACAAACAAGCCTTATGAACTAGATACTCCAGGAGTAGTCAATCATTACACCAGACAATATCAAAACTGTCATAAGATAAATGATTTAGTACCATTACATAAACATGAAGAAATTGCTTTAAGTATTTTTAATGATATATGGATTGCAGATGAACAAGCAGGATTGGCATTCTATCAACATCAATTACAAAATGTGTTTTACAATATTGAAAGACATGGTTTAAGTATTGATCCTATTTTATTTGAAGAACGTTTTAGTAAAACTTTTAGTAGAGTTGGTAATGCCTGTTACTCACAATACAACTATTACACAACAACTGGAAGACCAAGTAATAGGTTTGGTGGTATAAACTTTGCAGCTTTAAACAAAGAAGATGACACTAGAAATTGCTTTGTGAATAGATTGGGTACTTTGGTTGAGATTGACTTTAATTCATATCATCCAAGACTAATTGCATCTTTAATTGGATATGATTTCAAAAATGAAAACGTATACGAACACTTAGCCAAACATTACAGCAACACTCAAACACCAACACAAGAGGATATTGAAAAAGCTAAAGAAATGACTTTTAGACAAATATATGGAGGAATACAACAACAGTATATGCATATACCTTTCTTTGCGTCTATTGAAGCATTAGCACAAGAGATTTGGAGAGAAGCTAATAGTAGTGGGTATGTAGAAAGTCCTATATCAAAAAGAAGATTAGTATTAGCTAATTATCAGGATATAACTGTATACACTTTGTTTAACTATTTTATTCAAATGTATGAGACAGAACAAAACGTAACAATGCTTGATGAGTTGTTTAAAACATTGGACAAGGATATTGTACCAATCTTATACACATATGACAGTATATTGTTTGATTTACCAAAAGATAAGTGTGAGTTATTGCAAGAGTTACTAAACAAAGTGATACCAAGTCATTTTCCATTTAAGATAAAAACAGGTAGTAATTATAAGTGTTTACAGTAAATGGAGATATTTATATTAAACAACTGAGTAAATGAAAAAATCAGAACTGGTTAAAATGATTCGTGAAGAAGTAGCAAGTTTACTTCGTGAGAAAAACATGAAGCGTAAGAATATTAAAGAAGAAGATACGGTAGATCCTGCAGAAAAGGGATTAGAGGATAAACTAAAACAAGCTGATATTGCGCTTAGAACATACCAATTAAACAAAGCTAAAAAATAAGCTTAGTACTATCAAACAGATGAGACCTCAACTACTTTGCACTTTTACTTATTTAGATAAACTACCAGTTAGTATTGGAGATATCTATAAAGCATATAGTGTTGATGATGTTGCAAATATGAAATGTTATTACTATATTCAAGCTCCTAATAGTGTTGTTTGTATATACAATGTAAATACTAGCGAAAGAAGATTAGGTAACACAATATCAATCAATCGCAAAAAAGAAACTAATACATACTACAGCATTAATGCAATTAATAGTTTAATTCGCATTTTAAATAATGGAGTATTAGATAAAACATTCATTATTGAATGGAATAATTATAAAGACACGATGTTATTGGCAGATGGCCAAACAAATTATAAAACAATAGAAATAAGAGAATTGTCATATTAAAAGGCAAAAAAGTAATAAACAGTAGACAAGCATTGAGGATTTAAAAGTTAGCAACATAGTTGCAAGTATTAAAAAGAATCCTTATATTAATAAAAGTCAAGTAAGTTTAACAATTAAAAACAAGTAAAAAATGGCAATCAATTTAGATTCGATTAAAGCAAAGTTGCAACAGATGCAACAAACAAACAATGGTGGAAATAAGGCTAGTGAGCATATTTGGAAACCAGCAGTAGGAAAAACTCAAGTACGTATCGTACCCTACGCATTCGACAAAAACAATCCCTTTCAAGAAATGTACTTTCATTACGAAATTGGAAAACGTACAATGGTATCACCAGTATCATTTGGACGTCCAGATCCAATCGTAGAATTTGCAGAAAAGTTAAAAAAGTCAGGAGACAAAGATGACTGGAAGTTAGGTAAGAAAATTGAGCCTAAGTTTAGAGTTTATGCACCAGTTATTGTTCGTGGTTTAGAACATGAAGGTGTTAAGTTTTGGGCTTTTGGTAAACAAATCTTTACTGAATTATTAGGTATTATATCAGATCCTGATTACGGTGATATCACAGACATTATGAATGGACGTGATGTTACTGTAGAATATACAGCAGCAGAAAAAGAAGGAGCATTTCCAACTACAACAGTACGTGTAAAACCAAACACAACTCCAGCAACAACAGATAAAGAAATTGCTGAGAAGATTGTAAATGGTCAGAAAAATCTTAAAGACTTGTTCACTGAATTAAGTTATGCAGAAATGACTGAAGCTTTACAAAAATGGTTAGATCCAAACTCAGGAACACAAGATGGCACTAAGCAATCAGGAAGTCCTATCACTGGAGCTACAACAGCAACCAAATCAGAAGATATCTCTTCAGCATTTGATTCACTATTTAATTCATAAGAGTTATGGCAAAGCAGACAAAAAAAGTACCTGATGAAATATCAGGCAGAGACGAACTGGCTTCATTATTAGCTGACAGTTTAAATAAACAGTTTAAAGACTTTAAGGCTGCTCATTTCCTAAGTGGAGAAGAAGATACACCAACAGATTTAACGGAATGGGTCGGAACAGGATCCACACTATTAGACCTTGCTATCTCTAATAGACCAAATGGAGGATTTCCAGTAGGTCGTATTATTGAGTTGCAGGGAATGGAAGCTTCAGGTAAAAGTTTAGTTGTAGCACATGCATTAGCAAACACACAAAAGAAAGGTGGATTAGCAGTATACATTGATACAGAAAATGCTTTAAGTGAAGAATTCTTAACAGCTGTTGGAGTAGATGTGTCAAACATGTTGTATGTACCTTTGGAAACTATTGAGGATTCGTTTGAAGCTGTAGAGAATATTATTGAAACAGTTCGTAAAAGTTCAAAAGATCGTTTAGTTACTATTGCATTAGATTCAGTATCAGCAGCAACTACTAAGATAGAGCAAGATGCTGATTATGATAAAGATGGTTGGGCAACTTCAAAAGCTATCTTAATGTCAAAAGCAATGCGTAAGATCACAAACATTATTGCAAAGCAAAGAGTTCTTTTAATCTGTACATCACAACTTCGTGAAAAGATGGGTGTAATGTTCGGTGACAAATGGACTACTAGTGGTGGTAAAGCTTTGGGTTTTCATGCAAGTTGCAGAATTAGACTTAAAGGTATAGGAAAGTTAAAAAGTGGTACTGGTAAGACAGAACAGATTATTGGAGTACAAACAGAAGCTCAAGTAATCAAGAATCGTATGGGACCTCCTTTTAAGAAAGCAACTTTTGATATCTACTTTAGTTCAGGAATTGATGATAAGAATAGCTGGTTAACAATTATGAAAGATCATAGCCTACTTAAACAATCAGGAGCTTACTACACATTAGTGAATGAAGTTACTGGAGAAGAGATTAGGTTTATGTCTAAAGATTGGAAAGGCATGTTGGATTCAGATCCAGAGTTAAAAGACTTTTGTTATAAAAAGATCTGTGATATATTCATTATGAAATATAAAGCTGAAGATGGATTTGATCCAGATTCAATATCAGTTGATGATGGTGATTTAGTAGATTAATGATAAACAAATATCAAGCGCTGATTAATGAGCTCAAGCTCAGACAAAGTGAAACTGAGACTATCCATAAAAACTCTAGGGTTTTAATTGTGGATGGTCTCAATCTCTTTATAAGAGCATACTCAGCGAGTCCCGTTACAAACGGCAATGGAGAGCATGTAGGTGGAATATCAGGATCATCACTCTTATCTCCC